TCTCGTCAATCGTATCGCACACATCAGGAATCCGTATTCCCGTGGTAACTTCTGTAGTTACACGGCCTACAGCACGTATGCCCTTGTAGACACCCGAACAATACAATTCTTTGTTAGCGATCATGTCTTCAGAAACGGAGCAACTGCTCAATAGAAATAGGGTAATTAGACAGAAATGTTTCACGTGGAACGTCTCCTTTTGCGTCGGCTCTTACCGGCGGTGTTTAGCGCGATGGCTACCGCTTGTTTCTGCGGATAACCTTCGCGTTTTAGTTGCTTAACATTGCTTTTAACTGTTTTTTGACTCTTACCTTTCTTCAGGGGCATAAATCACCTAGCTAATTGTAAATTTACCACCGCGCAACATGGCTCCCATACCCCGACACGTACCCGTAGTTACCGTGCCTTTGCCTAAATTCTTAGGTGTAGGTATTTCTTTGTAATCATTAAAAGGCGCTTTGCCCTGATCCTGAATTACTTCAAATTTAGTAGCGGTAGGTGTCTTAGGTGGCGGAGCACCGTTGGTTCTTACTGTTCTACTCATGGAGTTTCTCCTAGTTTTTCACGTAATCTCATGTTTTCACGCATATTTGACGCATTTATGCGCTGTTCAGTCTGTTTTTCCTGCGATTCTAGCCGATCGTCAAACTGACGGCTTCTTTCTTGCATTTTTTGCTCTTCTAAACCTAGTTTTGCCTGATCGTTAGCAATATCTGCCTGTGTCTTCTGGCCTTTGAGGTCAATTTCTTGCTGTTTAAGCGCAATTAACGGATCAGGACCTTCTTCTTGGCCTCCGCCCATGATTTGCTGGCTTAATTCACGCACCGCGGTCAGTTCTTGAGCCACAATCTGCGCTACCATCGCCTCAACCTGCAACATCTGGTCCTCCGTAGCCGGTTGACCTTGGTTCTGCTGCACAAACTGGATAGCCGCTTGCTCTCTGGCCTTGAGTTTAACGTGTTCAAGAACGTGTTTCTGCAACGCTACGATGATATTAGGCATTTGCTGCACCATTCCACCCGCCATAAACGTCAAATGCGCCATAATATGCGCGTCATGGTCCTGACCTTCAAAGGCTTGTAGGGCGGTCTCTTCCAGTGAGTCCACATTTTCCTGTGCAGGGTCTTTAGGTTGAGGTTCTTCAAGCTCTGGGGCTTTCAAAATGCTGTCAATATCTCTAACGCCCAAGGCTTCATACATCCTTCTGAACGCTTCCTGCTGATTGTGCAGATTGGGCGCTTGCATGGAAAGCTCTAACTGACTCTGAGCCAACGCAATACGCTGCGCTTGAGAAAATATGTTGGGATTAGACACCGGAACCACATCAATACGGTCATCAAAGTCCTGTGCCATAATAGTTTGATCTGCTCCGGCAACAGAATAGGGGTACTCTTGAGGCAAAGACTCGTGCATTACTCGCGCCAGAATCTTAAACTCTTTACGCATGGCATAGTGTAAGCGTTTATGCACCGCACTCATTACTCGTGCGCCCTGTTCCAACATGGCTACCGTCGTACCTACTGCCGCGCTCTGGTTGCCATCACCTACCTTCATGTCGGTAATAGTAGCAAAGCGTTGGCCCGCATCGACTACAAACCCCAGTAACTGAAACAAGGTCGTATCTGGACCCTTAAACGGCAACGGCATGAGGCTATCTCGTATCGCACCACCGGGCGCGTCCACATCTCGGAACTCACCGGGTTGTAACGGATCAGCGTCGTCCCTGACTCGTAGACCACGGGCCTTGAAGCCCGCCGGTAAGTTAGACAAAGTGCCCGCATCAATAAGCTGACGTAACGCGGCAGTAGCAGTCCGCGATAAACCGCCTATTGTATGTATCAGTCCTAGGCCATAAAAACCGAAACCGGGCAGAAACTTGTAATGCACAAAGTAAGCAATCTTCTCTTTCTTAGGATCGTCCTCGGCATAGTTACGTCGGATAGACAGCACCGTGCCTTTCTCCTCGCTAATCGTTACGATGTAAGGGAGCTTGATACCGGTAGGCTCATTCTCGTCATCCATGTCTTCAAAGCCTTCCAAATCCAGTTCAACATGAAACTCCAACAAGTTTACGTCGTAGTTAACCGTGCTCGACGGGTCCACGCCCTCTATCTTGTTGATTTCCTTCTGAACTTCGTTATCGTCAGCTTGTTGTGGCTCAAGCTCCACGTCACGATAGAATCCTGCAAGTTGTTGTTTTCTAAGGTCATTAGCTGACATAGGCACAACGTGCGTAATGACCGGACACGTCTCAAGGTTAGACGTTTCATACGGAACCACTAAATGCTCCGCGGGAACAAAGGTACTTACCGGACGCTCTAGCGCGGCGTCATAGTACACCTTCTTAAACGTAGAACCCGCCAAAGGTAAATAAAACAACATCTGATCAAACTCAGGAGTGTATTCCTCCATAACATCCGTCAGATAAAAATTCATAAACTGCTTAACCCGTTGAGCTTGTTGCTCTTTTTCCTTGGTCAACGCACCCATGATGGTAGTGCGAACAGGACCTTCGGGCGGCAAAAGCTCGTTGTAAGCCTGTGCCTGAAACTGGGTTGCTGCTTCAGCAAGTAACGGATGCGTTACACCCGTGGCTCCACGAAACGGCTGAGTGCGCTCTTCGTAATGAAAACCTAAAAGCTTGAGTCCCTCGGAATAAGTGTCCATCCACTCTTTGCGGGTTTCCTTATTCCCTTCGTACTGTCCTTGCAAATCGTTGGATAAAGTTCCTAGCACTACCTCGTCCATGTCCTCTGCCAGATTACGGTAGAAATCCCCCTCGTCAATCATCACTTCATCTTGAGGCGCAAAATCTACAACCACTCCACCGTCTTCTTCTTCAACAATCTCTATGTCAACATCCATGTCATCAGGAGAGGCAAACGTGCCCGGCGCGGCAATCTGTACGTCCTGCTCAACTTCCAGCATATCCGTGCTGTCCCGAAGCCTTTCTACCATCGGCGTAGTGCCTTCACCATTAGCCATCTACTTTCTCCTCGCCATAATGCGATCTAGTGAGTCCGCCATCTGGGAACTCATGTTTTTGGCTTGCATACTGCCTATCCCTGCGTGGGCCATGAGCCGTGATCCGACAGCCGCGTCCCGCGAGTCTTCGACTTCGCCGCCGTGGGCAAAACCCAAGGCTCCCAAATCAATTCCTAAAGTGTCCGCTTGCGCTCTTACGTCGTCTTCGCTCATATCAAAAGCAGCACCGGCATCTGCCAAGCTCATACCCTGACGCCTCGCGTAGTCCAGACCACGCATCGCGGCTTCCTGCTCAGTATAAGGACCCATTCCGACTGCTGCATCTTGCGTATTCAGAAACTGCAAACGCGCTTGTTGGTCTGCCAGTGTCGGTGTAGCCATCATGGTAATGTCTTCTAAAGGATTTTGAGTAATATAGTCCTGACCACCCGGCACAACCTGTCCGTAACCAAACTGATCCACCGCTTCCAATACATCAGCAGCCCCGGTGTTAGGGTCAATACCAAAGGTGGGCTGTTGTCCAAGAACCGGCTGCACCGCCGCGGCAATCTCTTCGGCAGTAATGCCTCCCACAGAAGCGGCATAATCACCTATTCTCTGAGCAGCAATGTCTTTAGTCTGCGAAGTGTTAAACAAATTTTGTATGACCTCGGCACGATTAGGCTGTTGCGGAGGGTCAATCGTAGGAGGCGTTACCGTAGTAATAGGCCCCTTAGTCACCGTGTTTCCCTGAGTCCCTAAAACATTGGGATCTATTGTGCTTATAGGATTAGCCGCGACACCGGGGTCTACCATGTTCAACGTGTCGGCGCTGCTGGCTACGATGTTGCCCGTAGTTGGCTGCGTTCCAACAGTCGCGGTCCCTGTGCCGTCGGCATTGATGCCCATGCCTGTGCTGGGCAAAATGGCTGAAATATCTAGCTCCCCAATAGTGGGTCCCGAAGGCGAAGCGGCTGCCGTGCCCATCGTAATCCCTGTCGTCGGGTTACCTTGCGCGTCGATTCCTTTAGTGACCACGGGGACCCCACGGTTAATCGTGCGCTCTGGAAAACTAATCGGATCAAACATGGTCGTGCCAAGAGTGTCCGCTACCGTGAACGCCGGAGTATCCTGCGTGACCCGCGCTACCTGTCTGTCTCTGGGAACAAACCTGTCTAACTCACTGACCAGTTGGTCTGGTGAAAGTAAATCATAATTAGTCGCCACCTGTACGTCAGAAGCATCTACTAAATCAGGCAAGACGGAAAAATCAAGAGTGGAAAACGTACCGCTATCAGGGTTTTCTTTAGCGTACTTGTTGATTCGGGATGCGACGTTATCGGTCAACGACAAACCGCCGCCGCCAATCTTTAACCGATTATCCCCATAGGTTTCGTCAAGATCTATCCCGTAATACTGGGCAATGGCTTGAGCGGGAGACAACCCCACCGCCTCGGCAAAATCCTCCTGACTAAAATTGATAGCCGGATTGTTCGCGGCTAACGACGCCAGTTCCTGTCGAGCAGCCACCTTCTTGGCGTTCATCTCGTCAGCACTTATATTGGGGAAAAGTTTAGATAACTGTGCGTCCAGATTAAGGATCTGCTCTCGAATCTGCTCCATCGTTAAAGAAACCGGAGACGCTTTAGTATTGCTATTGCTCCCTCCGCCAGAAGGGACGCCGCTGCGAATCTCGTCAGGGTCTGTTTGAAAATTAGTTTTAAGCGCGAAAAACTTGTTAAGTTTAGCCATAATACTGAATCTCTGAAGGTTCTGGAGTATCCCAATCGTCTGAAGGCAACTGTACAAAGTTACCTTGTCGATAACGCATTAACGCTTGTGTCGTGCTATCCACCAAGTCGTCATACTCCCCGTTTGGAAATGCTGCACACTCTTCGATTAGCTCCTCGGCCCACGTTTCTTCTGGTGCCCATATCATCCCACTTTCAAACAACGGAGCGACACTGTGTACCCGCGACAATTTATCATTTCCACGACTAGGGGTAAAGTTAACAACAGGGATTCCCATGTTCCGTAGTTCGTGGGTCAGGGGCACTCCCGTGGCTTTTGCTTCTATAATTACTGTTTCGGGGTCCCAAAATTTATATAGGTCAAACGCAATCTGTTTCAGTTCAGGAAAATCCCAACGTCCTTTCTGCGAATCCAACAATATTAAATTAGGGGTCCCTGACTCATTGGGATAGAACACACCCCACGTAGTTATTGCACTGAAGTCCGCCGTCTCCTTTTTAGTAAACGCCGTATCGTAACTTTGTATCACATACTCCAAAGCCGGAACCTGTTTCTTTTCCCAGAGGTTCCACCACTCCCGTTTCAAAATCGAAGTCTCATCGCCCGTCGGATTCTGTTGATACTGCGCGTTCCACTTGGAAACCGGAATAGAAGCCTTTACTGCTTCGAGGTCCATGAGCGGCCAATACTCAGGCCAGCAGGATGATCCGCTGGGCATGATTGCCGGTAACTCCACCACTTCCCACTTGTCCGCATCCTTGTCTCGCCCTTGTCCGCGGATTAACTGACCCGTCAAATCCTTGTCAGACCAACGAGTCATTACCAATACAATCGCCCCGTTAGGTTGCAAACGCTGACGAGGACCACCCGTGTACCAATCCCACGCATCATCAAACCCGTTCGTGGACATCGCCGTCTGCTCAGAGTGTGGATCGTCAATGACAATCAAATCACCACCGCGGCCCGCCAAGTTTGATCCAACGCCCACGGCGTAGTACATCCCACCGCGGTCCGTGTCCCACCGGCCAGAGGCTTTGGAATCTACCGCGAGTTTGGTATCAGGAAAAATTTCACGATAATCATCCCTGTCCAAAAGATTCTTTACTTTACGACCGAACCCCACTGCCAGTTCGGTGGTGTGCGTGGCTTGGATAATCTTCATGTTAGGATTCTTTCCAATCATCCAAGCAGGAAACAGGTAACTGGCAAATTCGGATTTAGTGTGACGCGGAGGCATATTGATAATCAAACGCTTGAGTTCGCCCTTCGCTACACGCTCTAATTTTTCCGCAATTATCTGATGATGTTTGCCGGTAATAAATTCCGGCCACATGGCTTTTACGAAGTCTAAAAAGCTCCCGTGACACGATTCAATGCGCTCTAGCTGCGCCAAACGTAATTCGAGTTTTAGTATCTTTTCTTCTTGCTCAGTAATCGGTTCCATGTATAAGACTATATCATATTAAACAGTTATTGGTTGAAAAACATTTTACTGGAATTTGTTTGACAGAAACATGGCTCAAGCCCCCTCCGGCACAGGGAAATCCCCTAGATTCGTGGATCGTGAATAAAGCTAATTAAATCAATGACTTAGCCTCTATTCCGGAGTCCCTGCCCCGTTAGCAGTGACACGCGGACCACGGCCCGCGCTGCTTGGATCTCGCTAGAAGGCCCGCCGTTGCTAGGTCCACGGTTCCAGAACCAAGGTCCACGGGTCTTGGATCTGGGCTTACGTTTAAAATAAAAACGTTTGCCCCCCGTGTCCCTCATATCCCTAAAAATTTATTTTCAATTATTTGTAAAATAATGTTGTACATTGTCTCACATATCTGCCTATAATCCCCCCTAGTTGATTCATTCAACGATGATTGGACGATTTAAGAGGCAGGACGCTTCGCAGTATATGAGCCGATCGACCCCAAAGCAGGAAGGGAATGGGATGTAAAAGACGTAGTTAGCATGGTGCCTTGGCATTACGATAAAGCTAACCAACCCGCTACCAGAGAGTTGAGAGAGTGAGGCCCGCGTATTGTCTATAAGCTGTTAGCCAAGGTAATAACAGATTAGAAGTTAGACATCGCAAGCAATGGCCGCCCCCGTCGAACGGGGCGCGACGCCGGAGAACCGGCGGAGAATCACGGATAAATGTTGAATGGATGGATTGTTTACATTTAACAGCCCTCAGAATGCCGTAAGGTTGGTGTAAGGGGCTGTAAGTGTGTTTTACCCTATGCCGTTTGCTATCTCTGAGAATGCCGTAAGGTTGGTGTAAAGAATTGTAAGTGGCATATATAAAACACATTCAAAAACGAGGACGATCATTCATGAGTAAATATCAAAATGTAAGAGAGATTTATCGGGTAGCTGATAAATATTACAAAGATAATAATTATTGCAGCGTTGTAGCATTGGCTGTTGCTGCCGGTATCGGTTTCGGAAAAGCTTTTCACACTTACAGAAAGCTTGGAAGGCGGCGCGGTTATGGTACGCAACGGCATACACAAGCCGCCGCCCTAGCAAAATTTGGGTTAAAGCTTGAACCGGTTTATGACAACTTTGGTTGTAAAACTACCAAGGGCGTTGGAAAAATCGCCTCTAAGTTAGAGGGCACGTTTTGGGTTCATTGTACTAGGCACGTTGGTTGCATCAAAGACGGGCACTATTACGACTGGGCGGACAAACGCAGCAAACGCAATATTGTTATTTCAAGAGTAGTTCCACTTAATTCATAGCCGAAACGCCTTCGAGGGAGGCGTCATCGTAGGACTAACCGCCTACGATCTGACGATGGCAGGTTCATCAAACAATTCATTCAACGAGGTTTTTATTATGGATATTGATCGAAAAATTGTTTCAAGATTATTTCAACGGTTCATCGACGAATTAGACATCAAGCAATTAAAAGCAATTAAGGAAGCTGAACAAGCGCACAAACACGCTTGCTATAACTTGGGAATGAGTTCGCAGATAGCTAGGGCCGATGAAGCCGAAAAAATTACCCGAAACATTGTTGACAGCCTTTCAAAATATCAGATTGAAAGTCTGGAATCCGCTTTAAAGTTTGCATATAGGGAAGCGGAAAAAAATGAATGGCAACGATTTCAAGCGCAAGACTAACAGCCGAAACGCCCAGTGGTGGGCGTCATCGTAGAGTTAACCTTCTACGGTCTGACGATGGCAGGTTACCATTAACAATTCATTCAACGAGGTTTTATTATGCAAATTACTTTTAAAGATAGAAAAAACGCCAACGAAGAACTTATGCAAGCCGTGACTAGTCAAATGATTGAATTGATGAGCACGGCGGGTAGTAACTGGACGATGCCCTTTGCATCAACTGGTCGGGTTCCTGTTAACGGCGTTACTGGCAAAGAGTACAGCGGCAATAATTTATTTTTGCTCATGCTTGGAACCAATGACGCAGAGTTTGCCGGTTTCCATCAGTGGAAATCAGTAGGTGCTACTGTCAAAAAAGGCGAAAAGGGTCACATTGTAACCCGTCCGCGCATGGTTAAAGATAAAGACGATCCCGAAAAACGAATTCTAACTGGTTTCAGTTTGGCTTATGTTTTTGGGCGATCTCAAGTCGATAACGCGCCGGAGCCGATTTACAAAGATGAGCGGACCGATCTTACACAAGCGATTAAAAATGCTGACGTGTATTTTCAAAACGTCAACGCCGACATTCGAGAGAACGACGGCGGCCGCGCTTGCTATGTACCTGACTCGGATTTTGTTTCGATGCCACCCCGCGCTGCGTTTTCTGCGACGGCGACATCAACGGCGACCGAGTGCTATTACGGTACTCTCGCGCACGAGTTGGTTCACTGGACCGGTAACAAAACGCGCCTGAAGCGTTTTAACGTGCAGGAGTTCACCAAAGAGTTTCGCAGCTACGAAGAATTAGTGGCGGAGTTAGGCTCTTGTTTCTTGTGCGTTAAGCTAGGCATTAGCAGCGAACCCCGCGACGATCACGCAACTTACTTGAACGGTTGGATCTCTAACTTAAAAGATGATCCAGAAGTTTTATGGAAGGCTGCGAGAGACGCTTGCAAGGCTGTTGATTATCTCGACAAACTACAACAACCCGCCGCAATAGCGGCCTAGCCGAAACGCCTTCGAGGAGGCGTCATCGTAGAGTTAACCTTCTACGGTCTGACGATGGCAGGTTCATCGAACAATTCATTCAACGAGGTTTAATTATGAGAAACAAAAAAGAAACTGTTCAAGCTTTTTTAGATCTTCATAAAAACGAATTTTTGCCGATGCCGGATTATGTCACTATTTTTTCAAACATGATTGGCGGCGTTTATGGCGAATGCCGACAAGTTTTTGACGATAAACAATTATATGAGTTAGAAATTTCAGGCGACGAAACTAAATCAGGAAATCCCGTGTTGTTCACTTTTCGTGATTTTCAATAACAGCCGAAACGCCTTCGAGGGAGGCGTCATCGAGAGACTAACCGCTCTCGATCTGATGATGGCAGGTTCCATTAACAATTCATTCAACACGAGGTTTTTATTATGTCATGTTATTTAATTAATCATGAAGAATACGCTGACTTAGCTAATTATTTAATTACTGAGCCGCATCTTACCTATACTGATGGTTTCGACAAAACCGTTTTAATAAATGATAGACGTTATTTTGTAAATTCAGCCGCCTACGGTCCCAAGCATAACGGCCACTTATTTAGTTGGAACTTAGCTTTAGAACTAGCGGTACAAAATATCCGCTCTTGTGAGGCTCGTTATCCTAACGCCGGTCCTGCCGGTGGATTTTTAGCGGTAAGCGTGGACGATTGGTTGACGACGGTTGAGGAAACAACCAAGAAAAAAGAAGGAAAGAAAACAACCTACTATCCGGAAGATCTAAGACATTTTGCAGAAATGATTGATTCGATGGAATATCAATCGTGCGAGACAGACGACTATTACGAGACTCATGCGTATAAGTTGCTCGAACAAGCTCGGCGCATTCTGTTGAAAGACGCACTTAAAGCCCTTAATTCATAGCCGAAACGCCTTCGGGCGTCATCGAGAGACTAACCGCTCTCGATCTGATGATGGCAGGTTCCATTAACAATTCATTCAACGAGGTAATTATGCGTTTAAATATAAATATTAATTTAGATAACGACGCCTTTCAGGACGGTAATTTAGTAGAAGAACTTCAACGAATCCTTTGTACTGTGTGCATTGGCACTGACAGTGCTTGCACCTTTGACGAAAGATTCGAGAAGTCATTGAAAGACACCAACGGCAACATAGTTGGTAAAGCTTCAGTGTCAACACTTTCCCCGTCTGATATTTCTTAACGAGGTGTAATTATGAACTCAATCATTGAGTATAAAATTGGTAATCGTTTTGGTAATGAAGTTTACATTCCAACGACCGAGCGCGGCCGAACACTTGCCGCACTGGCGGGAACTAAAGAACTGACACCAGACACCGTTCGATTAGCGAAGGATCTTGGCTTCACATTCGCTTTACAGCAACAAGTATCCCCGCTATAGTAATACATTGTTTTACAGCCGAAACGCCCTCACGGGCGTCATCTGAGCATTAACCGGCTCAGATCTGACGATGGCAGGTTCCATTACAATTCATTCAATGAGGTTTCAAAAATGAAAAGATACCATCCGCACAGAGCTTGTTTTACCAAAAAACGCAAAAGCCGAAAGACAAAAAAAGCCGATAAACTGGCGCGTCAAAATCGACCTTGGTTAGCAACATAAAAGCCGAAACGCCTTCGGGCGTCATCTGAGCATTAACCGGCTCAGATCTGATGATGGCAGGTTCCATTAACAATTCATTCAATGAGGTATTTATGAATATCAAGATAACTTGGTCTAGCATTTTGCCCGCTATGTTAGCTGTAGCGGCCAACAATCCTTCAAACCCTGCGATCATGGAAGAGTTTCGACGCATGGCAAAACTTGCCGACAAATACGCGGAGGAACACGCCGATGACTAATCGAGAAATGCGGAAAATTATTCGTCGATCTAAACAGCGACAGACCGTTTTCTTTTTGTATGCGTGGGAGGCTATCAAAGTGACCGCGTTTACTATAGGTGTACTGTTTGTTTTTTATTGGTTCACTGTTTTTATGTTTTTAGCCGAGGGGGTTAGATGAATAACGATACAAGTATTACGGTTCGCATAGACACGGACCTAAAGAAAGCATTACAGGCTCACGCACAAAACGATGGCACAACAATTTCTCGTTTGATCAAGAAATTAGCCATTGATTATGCGCGTAAAAATAAATTGATTAAGTGAGGAGAACAATGAAAATTAGTTACGAAAATTGGGAGGTTTGTTTAGCGCCCACGGAAGAGGGACTTTTAAATGTTTATGTATCACACGCCGACAAAAGTTCTGTCTTGGATGTTTCAGACGAGCAAATGGACGTTCACTGCGATACAGAAAAAGGTGAAATAAACTTCAGACTAACTACGGAAAAGATAGCTGAAAGCTAATACTAACAGCCGAAACGCCCGTAAGGGCGTCATCGTGGGGCTAACCTCCCGCGATCTGACGATGGCAGGTTCCATTAACAATTCATTCAATGAGGAAAATAAAATGATTAATAAAAAACTAACAGATGGATTTTGTGTAGAGTTTGAGGAGTTCGACGACGGCTGCAACAATGCGTATTTGTCGAAAACAATTAACCACAGAGCGTATACAGGTAGTTTGGCTTACGTTGAAGATTGTGGTCAACTTGATGGCGGCTCTGGTGCAACCATTGATGTTCCCAATTCCATTCTTAATATGGCTCTTAAATGGGCAGAAAAACAAGGTTATTAACTACACGGCCCGCTTCGGCGGGCTTTCATCCTTTCCCAAACCTCATTCCAATCTATTCCCGCTTCATCCCACACGCCGCATGGCTCGGCCTTTACTCCTTTCTCAGCCAATTCCATTACTTGACTAGCATGATACACAAACACTTGAGGGGCTTTAACGCCTCCGCTTTTATAGATCCAGATCCACGCATTAGCATCCTGATGTTTGACAAAGAAACTGACTTGATGGGCAGAAAGTTTAGCGGCATAGCCAGTGATTGATTTAAGCTCGACCAGATGAAAAGCGCCGTCGGCGTCACAGACCAAAACATCTGGCACACCTAACGAGGCCCACGATTCCAAACGGGTAAACCTATGCTTGGGAAGTTGCTTCTTCGTGTGAGTTTTTATCGACTTCCAAAAGTTCGCTTCCGACTTTTTTCTCGTCGTGGACTTCTTCGGCGGTTCCGTTAATAACAGTTCCTCGAAGTTCATTTAAAGCCTTTATTACATCTTCTTTGGACATAGAATCTATCGAACCATGTCGTATTTCGGACCGGTTTATGTACAACCCTCCGACTTGTCCCCGTCTAAACTCAGCATTGACGGCTGCCGACAGATTAAGATTTTCAGGATCTAAAGCCTTGTCGCGGATCTCCTGTAACTTTCTCAAATGCCGCTCGTAATTGATCCCGTATTTTTCATCCCTTTCTTTGATCCCTTTCTGAATAGCTAACTTGACATGAGGTGTTCGCAGAAGGGCGCTTCCCATCTTAGTGGCAGCCTTGGGACTGTATCCGGCCGCAATAGCGCAATCGGTTTGAGTTTTCATCCCGTCCGCCATCACGTATTCATTGACGAAACGCAGTTGTTTACCGGTCAAAGGTAGCTCTTCGGGAGGTTTTAGCTTGCGCGGCTTAGTAGGCGGATTTCGTTTCCGTCGTTCTTCCAGAGGTGTTACATATCTACTCTTCGGCATGGGGCAGAGTTTAAAACAAAAAACACATATATGTATATATGGCAGAAAATAAAAAAAAATAAAAAAATAATTCGATGACCCCTTAACGAGTTTTGGCGATTAAGGAAAAACATCGCCAATGTAACCCTCTGTATACCGCCCAAGCCCCACGAGCCGTGATGGTTGCACCGGTTACGCCAGTTACGGCATCTGAAACAGAAAAAAAGTTTTTTTTAATTTGAGCTGTATATAACTATAATTTACGCAAAGTCTTAGCTAATCGGGCACGTTTCCCTGTAACCCCCTTCTTCTTAGCCAGTTTATTCAGCGTTTTGGCAGGGATCTTTTCCCCTGCTTTAACTCCCGCCGTCTTGCGAAGTGTTCCCTTCTTCTTGGGCTTGATTGCTTTTTGTATCCAGTTCTTATCTTTTGCTTTAGCCATGACAGTCTCCTAGGTAGGCGGCCCTTTAACGTCGCACAGGAGGGCCATTCCTGCTCATTCGCGTAGTTTCGAGGCTAACGCTGCGACTTTCTTCTTGCGTTTAACGAAGGCTTCCATACGACCACAATAGCCGTCCATGCCGTGATCGCTGATTGACTCGGATAAGTCCCACTCTTTACGTTTAGTTTCAGTGGAAGGATCTACGGCGTCTCTGCCATTAGGCCCAAACCACAGTTGAGTTTGATTAAGTGCCGCTCGGTAACCGATCCGTGGAACGCGGGCCACGACATCCGAGGAGTTCACCACCGACACCTGTTTTTTAAACGCCGGAAAGTCTAACTGCGCCTGTTTATCCCGCTGAAACTTGGCAAACAGGTTCGGCTTTCCAAACGTGTACAGATCAATGTGCTTAAAGTTCTGTTTTTTCAGCATCAATACGGAGGCTTCTGCGAGTGCCCCGCCTAAACTATGTCCCACGATTTTCAGCTTTTTAGCGGGGTTCAGGTCTTTTCTGATGTCTTTCCAGATGCTGCGGTGCGCTAACCAGAAACCGCAGTGTATCCAAGAGCCTTGGACCCTGACCGGCAGGAAATTAAAATTGTAAGCCCAATCCTTGATTGAGTCGGTCCCCCGAAACACGAGCCAATCCTCGTTAGTACCGTAGTCTCGTGTCAAGAAAGCCACCATCGAGGTGCGCGGGTTCTCGTACTTGATTGCTGTGCCCAACGTGTCTTGATAGGCGTCTCTCGCCATTTCTGCTGCTTTTTGTAAATCTTTCATAATTACCTCAAATGAATAGGTGCTCCGCGGCGCAAGGAGGAAACACCGCGGAGCGACGGAAGTGGGAATTCACGTCATAGAAGAGTTTACCCGTGACGGCGGGCTTTGTCGATCAAGGTAACTAGCTTGTCAATGGTCTGCTCAAGTGTGTCATTTTGACCGAAATCTTTGAACACGTCGATCACAGCCGTCTTGTCTTTCATGTAGGTTTTTTGCACCCATACATCGTATTCAGTATCTTCGTCGGGATCAAAAGGCTTGTGCTTTATACCGGATTCTTCGAGATCCCGTTCGATCTCAGCTAATTCTACTGGGTCTTTGTCTTGCATCATCATTCCTCTTTACAGTTGGTTTTAAGTAATCGTCGCGTTTAGTGAGCACGTAGTCCTTGTGGACCGTGCCATACTTCTCGTCGCCGCGTTTATGTTCACCGATCCAGACTCTTTCGCCGCTCTTCTTGTAGACGCGCCAATGGCCGCGGACCGTGTGCTCTGCTGTGCCAAACTTGCGAGTACGCAGTTTCTGCTTGTGAAACTCGGCAATGGCTTTGTCTTTCGGGAGATTGATCGTGATCGTTTTGTACTGGGTAAGTGGTGTGTTAAAGCGGGTATTGACCGATCTGGTCCCGCGATCCGTGATACCTTCCTGTTCAGTGGTAACCCAATCAAAGTTAAGCAGGGAAACAGCGGCAACAAATACGCGAAAGGCCAGTTGTTCTACGCCAATGAACCCTTCAAGTGGATCAATAGTTTGATCTGGCCTTCCTGCGTTGGTAGAAAAACCGGCTTTAAGTGTAGGTATGGCGGAATAAGCCAACGCCTCAAGGCCGTCATAATCTCCCAAGTCTTCTTCGGGAATATCCAACCAATTAGACCACAACTTCGGCCCTGCCCTGAACATCCCTGCTTCCAGTGAATGTTCCGCTTCGGCGTATCTGTTTTCAAACCATTCGTCCGTTGTTTCCAAGTCAAAAACCATCAACTGTTTGGGGGACAAAACAACTTTTTCATGATGCGGCGCGTTTGTCTTGGCATAAAAAGAATGCTCCTGACCGGGCGGCATTCGACAAGGGATTACGTCGTAACCTTTTTCATAATTCATGGCCGAAACTGATCGCGCAGGACAATAACGGGAATGTAGGCCGCAAACCATTTCCGTCATAGCCGGATAATGTTTGTTAAGGGTATGTAATTGCTCAATTTTTTGGCATAAATAGTAATGATCCCATTCCAGATAAAAATTTTTATGCGGGGGTCTGGCAGTCCAAAAAGCCGTTAAAAACTGCCGGACTCTTTGTTGCTTCAAGGAAGGGATAATAATATCGAGCATGGCATTATCAAGGCGATACACGGTAGCCGCGCCAAGGTGTCTGGACTCTTCTTTCAACACCTTCTTAACAAACTTTTTATGGTTCATTAACGGAGCACTTTGAAGCCGGATATAGGGCTGCTGCAAGGCGTAGATGGCTTCAGATCGTAGGTCCATCAAGCACTTCCGAGTTTGTGTAGTAATTGTTGCAGGGAATCTAATTCCCTCGACAAAGCAAAAGCGGGATAATGCCCCATAGGGACACATTCTCCTGCCTCATCTCGATGATTGTCTAACGCTTCAGCAACTTCGCCTTTGGCGTTGTTAATAAGGCCCAATACAACCACTAACTCTTTTTCAGTAAGTTCAATTTTATTCATAATTATTCTTTCTCCAAATAAACAGTTTTTTGTTTAAAAACTTTGCACTTCTAAATCATTGTCCCAGTCATACTCGACTTTTGTAGTAGTCATAATGATTTCTGTGGTTCCCCCATCCGTATCAATTTTATGGGGTGCTCCGTTCAATACGGCTTCTTCAGCGTAGTCATACCAAACAGAAGGGTCTCCATCTTGGGAAGCAGGTGCTTCGGTATACTCCCTTACTTTCGTCTTGCCTATTTCAAGCACACATTCTTCAAATTTTTCGACGACTGTGATTGTCTTTGTTGTTGTTCTGGTACCACTAATATAAAAACCC